AATTACATTATGCAAAATTCAGAAGTGCATGATAAATTGCAAAAAGCGTGGTTTCATTTTTTAGTATCAGGAGAATGTTATACAAGGAGGGGAGTTAAAAATAAAGAACCATTTCTAGAAATTTTAAACCCTTTAGATGTAGATTATGATCTTGATCCAGATTTAGAATTTGTAGAAGACGGAGATTGGGCATTAGTTAGAAAATTTGTACACGCATCTACAGTTATAGATGGATATTATGAATATCTAACAGAACAGCAAATATTAGAATTAGAAGATCCTCAACATTCAGAGTCTGATTCTTATTTCTTATATGCAGATAAGATGAGTAAAGATCCTAATGCATTTAGAAACAGATTAATTGAAGTTGTAAATGTATATTGGAAATCTAGAAAAAGAATTGGGTTTGTAACATATATGGATCCAGATACAGGGGCTATTGAGGAAATGGAAGTAGAAGATGGATTTAGATTGCCACAAGAATTAAAAGATCAAGGTGCTAAACTTACATGGAAGTGGGTAAATGAAGTATGGGAAGGAACAAGAATAGATGGTAGAATGTATGTTAAAATGCATCCAATTGTTAATCAAAGAATGTCTTTAGATAATCCATCTAAATGTAAACTTCCAATAAATGGTAGAAGATATTCAGATATAAATACAAAAAATATTTCATTAGTTTCTTTAGGTATTGCTTATCAGTTAAATTACAATATTTATAAATACCGATTAGAACTAGCTATTGCAAGAA